CATCCCACGATTCAAAAATAATAGAACGGTCTTTGTGAACTATTTTATAATGATGCCTGCCATATGGCAAGTCACTCGTCTGGGAGAAGTAACGTGGGTCATTTTTTTCAATTAGTTTAGTCATAACCAATGCGGTTTTCTGGATGGGTCACGAAGATAATTAGATGCAGCCCAAGGTTTGCTCGATATATAACGTTTGTAAGCAGTAAAAGTGTCAATGCTTGTGTCATATTTAAACTCATCTGGCCCTGCGAAAGTAAATGATTTTGGTAGGTATGGTGGCGGTGCGGAAGGAATGATAGTTGTTGCTTCTTCTAATGTTTTCTCACAACTATGAATTTTTCCATAGCGCCAAGAATATTCATTACATAGAGCAAGACCATGTGCAAGTAACCACCATGTATTTTCTAGACAAGCATTTGCCCATATTGTACAGGGATGATTACGAAATGCACCCTTCTCTGTCTTGTATGGTTGTCCATCAAGACGATGTAATTCACCATACCCATGACCCCATTTCTCAGAACAAACAATAGATAACATTTGACATGTTTCTAATGGCATCTTGACAATATGTTTGTCAGGTAAGCAACGTGCAGATAGAGTTGGTGATGGGTCAGTAACAAAGATGTTCATTCAGATGCTCTCCATTGTTTTCTCATTCTAACATAATCGTCAGATTTTGCAACAATGTCTCTCACATGCTTGAATATTCTTGCTGACTCAGCATACTTACTTGTCATGTGATCTTCTTCTTGAGGAAGAATTTCTTTTGTTCCTTTTTTGTATTTTCTACCTGAGTTGTGATTAGCGTATCTTCTTGCTCTGGTAAATCCCATCTCTAGAAATTTACGACACATATCCATACCAATAAAATCTTTGTCATCCCTATAATCTAGGTACATGGCAAAGATTTTGTTTGCAGATCTTACGGCTTCATGTAGGAGTTTTGAATCTCCAATGATTACAAATAATGTTAGTATAAGGGCGAACCAGTAAAACTCCCTGTTCTCCCCTTCCAATACGATAAAGGTTGCGATTCTTTTCATCTGAAAAGTCAAGCGTTTTGTAATCGTGACCATAATCAAATTCTTTCATTCATTAATTGAGTTTCCGTTTGCGTTTAATAGCTACTGTGGATATAACTGCTGCGGTAACAAATACAAATGCGGCTGATGCTAGGAGAAATGTAGGATCAAACAACACTTCTGGTTGTGGTTCCCATGTGCCTGGCAAAGTGTAGACAGATGGATGTGATGCAAAAAACAAAATTAGTCCTCCCATGTGATATCAGGTTCTAGAGCTATATAGTAAGTCAAGTCGTATTCAGATGACTTAAATTGTGACAAAAGTTTACGAGAGATTTTGACTTCATATGTGCCTGGCACAATCTTGATATTCTCTACCTTAAAATTCATAGAGAACTTCTTGTCAGTTTCACCAACAACGATAGAGAAGTCATTAGAGGTATCATTCTTACGATCTAATACAACCATCTTGATTTCTTTACCATCGCCAATCACAGATAGATCTGTCAAGTGATATACTGCTGCAGCCTTGAGTAACCTATCAAGTTGAGAACTTCTTAGATTGAATTCAACATCTACAGATGGTAGAGAGATAGACTTCTCTGGAGGAGAAACAATAACACTAGGATCAGCAAAGAAATATTTTGACTTCTGCTTTCCTTCTTTGATATTTACAAAACTCTGCCCTGTAAAGTTGAGTTCTGGTTCTTGGAACAATCCAAGTGAGTTTAAGAACTGACTTAAATCATATACACCAAACTCTTGTGGGAAATCTTCATCAATGTTTGCCTCTGCAAGAATGTTTTTCATTACAGAAATAGTTCTTAGTGACTTACCTTGCTTGAACAAAATAGATTGATTGATAGTTGCAAAGTTTTTGAGTAGGTTGATTGTTCTATCTGAAAGTTTCATCGGTAGTTTAGTTGCTGTCGTCATTAAAAGAGAAATGATATAGAAGTGTACAATAATGGATGGCTTTTAGAATATCCTTTTTATTCTTGCCATCTTTTTTGCCGAATCTTGAAAGATATTTAATTGCATTGGATCGGCAAAATGCTTCCGCATCTCCAATACTTTCAATAAGATCTAAGGTTTGCATCTTACCCTTATCTCCAGTATAGTGCAATTCGTACGTTTTGGCAATATAATCCTCTGCTTGTTTAAGAATTACATCTTCTTCGTACTTAAATGTTTTGGTTATGTATGGAGGAACTGTATTGTGTCCAAAGTGATGAGCTCTTTGATCATCTACATCAGCAAGATAATCAGCACCAAAAGGATTTGGTCTATCGGGATCATTACGAGTGTAATCATACCAATACTTTGAGTGTTCTATATCTTCCGATATTTCAGCAGTGTTCCCATAACCTAATGGCTCCTGACCCATCATATAATCAAAGGCTTCGGTATAATCTTCACCATTACATGCTTCCTCATCAGGAACCTCTGGTGGCCATGGTGAACCTGGCGTCCACTCAAATCCACCACTCTTTGCAATCCAATCAAGGTCTTTATCCCTTTTATCTTCAACATCACTCCAAGTTATTTCCTCGAAGTAGTCTCCTTGAATTACTTCTCTCTTGTCACTAAAAGGCTTTCTTCGAGTAACAGTTTTGCCACCATCAGGTGACTCATAGATGTACTTTTCTTTGTCCATAAGAGGATAGTCTTCTTCAAATGTTCCATTCATAATTGAACCAGCGAGACTCCATGCGTTAACCATAAGTAAATAAGAAATCGTGAACTAAACTATCTGCTTGTTCTTTACCAAACTTCCCTGCAAGATATCCTCCTACTGGGTCTAGTTTGGTCATGTAAGCATCAAAGTCTTTGTATTCGCTGGTGTCAGTTCCAGACGGTTTCTCTAATTCTATCATGTCTTTGTATTTTGTCAAGTATTGTTCAAACATATCTAAATGTTCATCAACATCAGCAAAGGTACAATATCTAACAAAGATATTCTCAGAGAAGTGATTACCCATTTCAAAAAACCTATAATCTTGTTCTGCCTTTGGTAATCCAGGCACAGAGAATAAAAACTTTTCTTTTGGGTGTTGAAAGTCAAATACAATAATAACTTTCTTCTCAAAAAATCCCATCAAATCCATACCAAAGCAAGGTAGATTACTGCCTGTCTTAGGATAGATTATAGTATTGTAGATACATGACTTATCACTCCATATATCTACCTCTCTAGACTTAATAAAGTATGGGTTGGTATAGGTTCTAGCAGTTAAGTTAGTACCTTTACCTTCCCATGATGCCCATTCGGACTCAAACTTTAGGTCTGGAAATGTTTTATACAGAAGGGACTTGTAGTTCTTCCATAGGTTCATTAGGTGTCTCTCCTCCAAAGTTTACATCAGCATCAACCTTATCATATAGATCAAGGAAGGCCTGTTTGGTTTCATCATCAAAACGATTTACACATATCTCAATCGCTTTCTCTTTGTTTTTCCAGATGGAATATGCCTTTACGATATGAACAAGGCGTCTTGTAGAAATAACTTCCTCAACACCACCATCAAAGAATGTTTTACGGATAATGTCTCCCCAATCAACAAGTCTCTTACAGAAATCTTTATCATCACATAGAAGATTTAGTATCTTTTCCTCAGTTTTTGGGCTTGGATAAGATTGCTCGAAGGTTGCTGGGAATCTTTCGAGGAAGGCTTCGTTAAGCACGTTAGTTCCAATAAACCTTCCGTCGTCTGAGCCTTTACCTTTAGTATTAGCGGTTGCGATAACATTGAATCCTTTCGCTGGTTTGACATATCTTCCAATCTTCTTAAGGAAGACTCCAGTTCCCTCAAGGATGCTTTGAAGGCAGAGGATTTTGTTTGATGCAAGGTCGATTTCGTCAAGTAACAATATTGCACCTCTCTCAAGGGCTTCGATAACTGGCCCGTTATGCCATACTGTGGAGCCATTAACAAGACGGAAACCACCAATAAGATCATCCTCATCAGTTTCAATAGTGATGTTAACACGGACTACCTCCCTCTTAAGTTGAGCACAAGCTTGTTCTACACCGAAGGTCTTACCATTACCAGAAAGTCCAGTAATAAAACATGGGTAGAAAAGTTTGGATTGAATGATCTTCTTCACATCTTGGAAGTTACCAAACTTGACAAAGTTAGGGTCAACTGCTGGGACTAGATTCTGTTCTACTGGTGGAACAACAGCAGGAGCTTTGAAGTTTGCTTCAAGTTTCTCCTTGACAGTTAGATTCCATTTACCAATACCTTTCTTATATGGTTTAAGGTATTTGGTGACAGTTTGATATCCCACATCATTCTGAGCACAGTATGCTTTGATGTGTGCGGATGTAATTTTGTTTCCGTATAGATCTCTTAGAGATGAGATCAATTGTTCGGGGTTCACTTTAGCTTCAAAAGGCATGGTTCATTCTGTAGTTATATATTAAGTATAGTAGCATATGCTACTACATGCAAGTAGTGTTGTGACACTAATATAATTGTCTATGCTATAAAGTCCATAAACTGACTTAATACTTTCTTGTTCATTTTTTTAGCATTTAATGATCTCTTGAAAGCAGATTTGATTTGAGCTTTGGTAGCATCTTCTTTCACAGTGAACTCAGTATCATTACCAAGTGCAGTTGATGACAATCCAAAGTAAGCATGGTATCCAACATCAGTAAGTTTGAGTGACTTATTCTTTTTCCACCCTGCTTGGATGTGTTGTACCTTATCGAAATCCCAATCCATATATCTTCTGATAAATGAATTGGCATCTCTACCATCCATAACTCGGATACCTATAAAATTGACATCGGTAAATCTACCTCTGAGTTGATTAAGAAGTGCTGATGTAACTTCATGATGATTAGACTTACAGAAATAAGTTTTTTTAGTTTGTGTATCTCTGATATAAACTGTTCCGTTCATGATAGATCTAGAACCCATGTAATTTCTCTCAGGGTTATCAGGATAAGTAAAATTCTTACTGTATGAAAGTGGATGTGCTTCACCATCAGTGAGAGTGACACATTGTACTTTCTGAACACCTGTAGATTTCTTGAACTCAGGAATTATTTGATTCAAACATACTAGAGCTTCATTAAGTGGAGTTCCAGATAGACTCAATCTTCTAGGAGCTTGGTAGTAAACATTAGGATTCCATCTGTAGTATGCAGATAATGATGTTGATAGTCTCCAAATACTAAGTAGTTGTTTTTCTAAATCAGATTTTTTACAATCACTTGTAAGAAACTCTACCATACTGAAAGTACTTTCAATTTTTACCATACCATCTTTTTCTGTATGGTGAGCAGATGTATCCCTTCTATATGTGTAGAAGTATTCATCATTCTCATTGGCATAATGAGTCCACTCATTAGTGAAAGCATATACTTTGAAGGGTATTTGAACTTTCTTACAAAACCATATTAAATTAAATAATTGTTTGATAGTGTCCATAAGAACTGTACTCATAGAACCAGACCAATCAAGA